AGCCTGGGGCTAAGGGTGCTCCGTCTGAAAAGGCGTTCCGCGACTCTGCGAAAACCGCTAAGAAGAGGAAGTCCTGATGGCGACCCGCGTCGATAAGTCGAAGATGGCTTGCAACAAGCCGAAGCGCACCCCCAAGCACCCGACCAAGTCCCACGTCGTGAAGGCTTGCTCTGGGGGCAAGGAGAAGGTAATCCGTTTCGGTCAGCAGGGTGTGTCCGGCTCGCCCAAGAAAGCCGGTGAATCTAAGGCATACGCCAACCGGCGTTAGTCATTCAAAGCCCGCCACGCCAAGAACATCGCCAAGGGTAAGATGAGCGCGGCGTATTGGGCTGACAAGGTGAAGTGGTAACTACATATGACGCAGAAATACCTCAAGAACACCGCCGACGGCACGATATACCGTTGGAATCCCATCCTGGCGGCCAACGCGAAGTGCGTTGAGGTGTCGGAAGAAGACGCCTTCCCGGCCAAGACGGCCGAGAGGCGGCGCGCTACCCGCAAGAAGAAGGCGGCTGAGCCGCAGCTCGATCTGTTCACGGACATTGATGATGTTGCGGAGGAAGAGAGCTCCGTCGATATCGAGATTCGTGAGGACGCTTCCCGGGGGCTGCCTGAGTGACGCCAGCTGATATCATCGCCGAGGTACGCAAGCTGGTCCAGGACACCCGCGCGCCCTACCGGTATTCTGATGACTACCTCCTAGGGTACGTCAATCAGGTTCTGCGCCGTATGGCTATGATCCGGCCGGACCTGTTTGCCTTGGTGACTGATATCACAGTGGTGTCGGCGGATGCTACGCAGACGTTGCCGGCCGACGCGATCCGGCTCGTTGATGTCCATGCGGTAGATGGTCGGGCGGTGGTCGAAGTCTCCCGCGACATGATGGACCGGTCTGCGCCAACTTGGCGCAGCGCTTCGCCGGCGCAGCCGGTGAACTACATGCGGCATGTCCGCAACCCCACGTTGTTCTTCCTGTATCCTCCGCCACCTGTTGGGGCTACGGTGACTGTAGAGTACGCTCAGGCCCCCTCTACCTACGCTGTGTCGGATACGATCGCTGCACCAAAGGATGTGTACTCGCCGGTCATCATCGACGGTGTCGTAGCCATGGTCATGGCGGCCGATGACGAGTATGCCACTTCGGGCCAAGCAGATGCAGCCTTGAAGAATTTCTTCGAAGGGCTTAAACTGGGTCTTGAGGCTAGAGAGCTTAGCGACTCCGCTTCTGCTCTGTCTCGGACGGAGGCTGTTTGATGGCGACACGGGCCTACACCTCGCTGTTGGATAGGGTGACGCTGCACGCGCAGCACTGCCCTACGCCGGTTATCGAGCAGGCCCTGAGCCGTGCGGCGATCCGTGCCTGTGAGCGCACGCTCCTGTGGCGACACGCCGAGCCGCTGCGTACCCTGGACCCGGGCGTCCATGTCTATGACTACGCCAAGCCCGCGGACTCGGATGTACATGCTGTATTCGGCGCATACCTCAACGACTACCCGCTGGATCGGATCACGCTAGAGCAGGCGCTGGAGCGCTACCCAGCTTGGGCTGACCTGTATAGCGGCGAGGCGTTTGCATCCCTGTGGTCTAGCGCCGGCGGCTCCCTAGTGGGTATGCCGGAGTTCGATGAGGCACCATTCGATGGCCCTTCTGGGTACACTACATCTGAGGCTTCGACCACCGATGGGTCTACGCCCCGGGCGGTATGTCAGCTTACACCAGACAAGTTCGTGGTATTGCCACTGCCCGACGCCGAGCAGACCTACCGGCTGCGGATGTTCTACGCGCTGCGGCCGACCCGGACCGCCACCGGCCTCCCCGAGGTTGTCTTCGATGAGCTCGAAGACGCTATCTACCACAGCGCCCTCCACGAGATTATGACGACGCCAGGTACTACGTGGGTTGGTGCCGACGTGTCGGATTCAAGGGCTGCCTCCATGCGCGCCGAGAAGGCTCGGTACCATGCACAGCAGTTCGCCGTAGAGGTAGCGCAGCGACGCGCACGAGCCAACCTGGGCAACGCCCGGGGCTCCATGTCCGTCCAGATGCGGCCGTTCGCTTAGGAGTTCCGTAGTGCCTGTAGTCCTCCAGAACCGAGCCCGCGGCACCCTGGCTAGCAGCATTGCTAGTACAGATACGTCGCTGTACCTAACTGCCGGTCAAGGTGCTGTGTTTCCAGCGTTGGGTGCGTCGCAGTATTTCTACGCCACCCTGCTGGCCCCGTCCGGTGTGTATGAGATCGTGAAGGTGACTGCCCGGGCGGTAGATACCCTAACGGTTGTACGCGGGGCTGAAAGTACAACTCCGGTTAGCTTCCCTGCGGGTACGGTCGTTGAGCTCCGTGTGACTGCCCAGGCTGTGTCCGATGTTGCGTATGATGCGGCCACTGCGGTGTTCACCAGTTTGTTCGCAACGTCCATCCCGACTGCCGACTACAGTGGTGTCCCTACCTATGCTGATAATGCCGCGGCAGTTGCCGGCGGCCTGGCTGTTGGGCGGGCGTACAAGACTAGCACTGGCGACCTGCGGGTCGTTGTATAGGAGAGCAGCATGGCGATCGTCCTCAACAACAGAGCCCGGGGTACACTTGCGGCGGCCGTCTCTGCTAACGACTACACCATCACGCTGCAGACGGGCGAGGGCGACTTATTCCCGACACTTGGTGTCTCGGATCACTTCTACGCCACGCTGCTGGCCCCTTCGGGCGCCTATGAGATCGTCCGGGTCACGTCCCGCGTAGGCGATAGCCTCATCGCTGTACGGGCGGCTGAGGGCACATCAGCGCTGAACTTCCCAGTGGGTTCGGTCGTAGAGCAGCGGATCACCGCCGCATCCGTCGTGGACGCTGCCACTGACGCCGCCGACACCTCCACCGCTGCCCTGCTTACGACCGTCACGTCGGACGTCTATTCGGCCATCTCGGATGACATCGCTGCTGACACTGTGTCGAAGGAGTACACGGCCACTACGTCGGCCGGGGTGCTGACATACGACCTGGGTGAAGACCCTGGGGCGGCCGACAAGTTGTTGGTGTTCCTCGACGGGGTTTACCAAGAGACTGCAGACTGGTCACTGGTCGGTACGTCGATCGTTCTGGGGGCTGACCCCGGCGCTGGAGCAGAGCTCCGCGTCGTGTCCTTGGCGGTGTCCGTCCGCAACTCCCATGTCCTCCGCCGGCAGGCTGGGTTCCCAGGGGACACGCCAGAGGCGTTCTCGTCGTCGCTGGCGGGCCGCACGGAAGCAGCGGTGTCTGCCCCTGGGTCTGAGGTCTTCGGCACGTACGGCTACGTGAGGCGGCTTATCGGCCTGAACACGCTCTCGACTGCGGAGCGGGCACACCTACGGTCTGAGACGGCTGCCTTCCTTGAGGTGACGTGGGAGTTCTATCGCCACGCTGACGTGGCTACCGGTACGCCCCAAGTCCAGCTCGGCCTGTATTACCTGGATGCTGACTTCGACGTCATCGGCGGTGGAGATGTGGTCGTAGAGACCAATACCGCTACGGTTGCAAGTGGGTTGCAGCGTACAACCAAACTTATATCCAAGACCGTGGATGCGGCCTACCTCAACCCGCCGGCTACGGCGGTGTACGTGGTGCCGTACATCAAGACGCTCAACGCCACGGGCTCGGTGGATGTTATCCGCCTTGATTGGGCGCACAGTGCTGAGTTCGCCACGGTGTCTGGCAGCACCAACTACGTCGAGGCCGAGGATGTCAATGTCCCCGGAGCGTTCCAATGGCCCCAGTCTTCAATCCCCGAGTTTCCGGTCGCGCGTACGTTCTACGTCACGATGGACGGCAGCGACTCGAACAGCGGGACCAGCCTGAGCAAACCACTGGCGACGATCAACGCAGCGATCGCGAAGATGGCGGCGAACGGGTCGTCGTGCGTGACGATCGTTCAGCCGGGTGAGTATATAGTCCAGCCCAACACTGTGGTACCGCAGAACTGCGCCTTGTATGGTTACGACCTGCGCGTGACCAAGCTGAGCCTGCCGAGTGGGCAGGAGCAGAACAACATGTTCCAGCTGACCAGTGGCGTTAAGGTTCGCGGCTTCACATTCTCTGGGCTGCAGCATGAGACTATCGGGTTTGATCCGCTTGAGACAGACGCTGATAACCTGACTGTTCCCACCAAAGGTTGGGCGTTTGTGTTCAAATCCGGGGAGATCATTACTCGGTCGCCCTACGTTGCTGATTGCTCTCAGCTCCATGCGTTTTCGCAGGACCAGATGGCCCTGCCGATCGACCGAGATAACGGCAACCCCGACATGCCGCTCGGTGGCGGCAACCTGTTGGCTGATGGCGCAGTCCTCGACCCCGACAGTCCTCTGCGATCTGTAGTTGTAGACAGCTTTACTGCGATCAACCCAAACGGCGTAGGTTATGCTATCACCAACAACGCATTCGTTCAGCTGGTATCAGTGTTCACCAACTGGAGCCGAATCGGCATCTGGACGCATAACGGCGGCCAGGTAACGATTGCGAACTCGAACAGTACGTTCGGCGACTATGCGCTTGTCTCTTCGGGATACCGGTATGCTGTTCAGATTCCTGACGGCACGGTTACTGTCGTAGAGTACGATGCCGATGCGACGTACCTCGATGATAACCAGGCGACGATCGTGTCTGCGCTTATGTCGCAGTACGCCTCACTTGGGGGTTGGAGTTCAAGCTACAACACCCTAGCCGAGCGAGACACTGCTACTATCCTGACGGCGCTCGCTAATGATCTTCGTTCCGGTCAGGAGCGCAACACGCAGCGCATCATCAAGGGCTTCTTTGATGAGAATGCCGGCTTCGCTTTCGATCCGGCGCTCGTCAGTATTTTCGATGATAGCTGGGCAGAAATCCAGACGTATCTAGCTGCTGATGCCACCCTTAGCGCTGGCGCTAAGACGATGCTGGGCGACCTACTCCAGCTGCTGCGCGATGTCGTGGCCGACGTGGATAGTAACGGCACAGCCAGTCAGTACGTCGTGGCTTATCCGTCCGTTATTGAGGCCACCGGTCAGCAGTTCAGCTATGCCGGTTCGGGTGTGAACTACAACTCGCTCCCCTTCAGCCAGCGCGGCACGGGTGAGGCGCCTGACCCATCCAGCGCCATTGCGAAGATCGACGGCGGTCGGGTGTATGCTACCTTCTCGACTGAGGTCGGTGATACCTATCTCGGTGAGGACCTCCGCGTGGACTTCGAGCGTAGCACAATCGAGGGCCAGGCGTTTTCCCGCGGTGTGCAGAACATCGCCTTGCCCCTAATCGTCGCTCTCGGAGGCTGATATGCCCACCGTCACCATCACGACCCCGCGGCCGCCACTCAATCTGTTTGAGATTGTCCGCATCCCGCTAACCGATGCGTGGACTACAGTCTATCAGGTCCCACAGTATTCGGTGCCAGCAGATGGCCCTACGGCTGCCTACACGGTCGATGCAGCCGCCATCGTCAGCAACTTGATCCTAACCAGCACGACGGGTAGCGGTATCACTGCGGACGTCAGGGTTACTGATGCTGGCGGTACTGCTCGTATGCTGACGGCGGGCGTATCTATCTCTGCCAACAGCCATGTTGTCTTGTCGCTCGACAAGCATATCTTGCTGACTGATGAGATACTTGAGGTCAAGCTCTCGACCAGCGCCACCGGGCTAGCTCACTTTAGCTTTGTACTGAACCAGCGTGAGCGGTATACTGTAATCGCGCCATAAGGAGATACGGCATGGCCATCACACTTGAAAGTGGTCCGCTCAACGCTGCGGTGGACGCCGTCGCTGCCCTGTTCGACGGCGGTAGTGTTGAGTTCTTGGACGGCGCGACCGTTCTTGTGGCGCTGACGCTGGCAGCTGATGTGTTCCCGGGTGCAGGGTCCGCGGCCCCTGATGGGTCCACGGATGCTACGCGGTCCAACATCGGCTCTTTTACCAATGTCGTGGCTACCGACACCGTCACTACGACGGGCATCTGCGATGGGTTCCAGATCAAAAATAGCGGTGGCACAGTCATCCTGACCGGGACTGTATCTACGGTAGGCGGCGGCGGTGACTTCGAGTTGAGCGACACCGCGTTCGGTGCAGGCGATATCGTGGTCATCAACACCATGACCTACTCGCAGCCGGCTACCGGAGCCTAACTTATGGTGAAGCTGGTCAACCGGGCGTATATGACGACGGCCACCACTGGCACGGGCACGATCACCCTGGGGTCGGCTCTGGCCGGGTACCAGACGTTCGCCGCTGCTGGCGTCAGCGACGGCGACGTTGTGCGTTATACCATTGAAGATGGCACAGCCTGGGAGATCGGCACTGGCACCTACACGGCGTCGGGTACGACGCTTTCGCGTACGCTGTCTGAAAGCTCCACCGGTTCGCTCCTCAGCCTCAGCGGTAGCGCGAAGGTTTTCGTCACGGCGGCGGGCGAGGACCTGATCGTAGCTGATGCGGCAGTGTTTACCGGCAGCATTGAAGAGAAGATTTACGACTTCACCGGAACGGCAATCGACCCCGCTAACGGCACGATCCAAACAAAGACGCTCTCGGCCAACACGACGCTCACTGATAGCCTCTCTGCGGGCGAGGCGATGACGCTCATGATCGACGATGGGTCAGCCTATACGGTGACATGGCCGACAATGACATGGGTGAATAATGCCGGTGTGGCACCCACTCTCGCAACGTCTGGATATACCGTAGTGGCCCTGTGGAAAGTGGGTTCGACGCTGTACGGCGCGCTCGTCGGGGATGGCACCTGATGCTGTGGCGACGTATTAGCCCATCAGTACAGACATCCACTATCGCTGAGGGGTATTGGATCGCTAGGCTTGAGCGGTCCGGCTCGACGAGCGCAAGTGTTTCCCCTGGTGTCGCGGTTGATCCGGCGACAGGCAACACCGCAATGATGAATACGTGGGGCGGTGTAACTCCAGCCTATATAATCGTTAATTTGTTCGACAACGACGGCGCGTTGATCTGGAGTGTGGAGCTAACCCACCAGAGCTCTACCTACGCTCGGTCGTTAGTTTTTGATGCTAACGGTGATCTCATTGTGTTTTTTAGACGCACGTTTTCTGACCTCGATGTGCAGCTTAT